TAAGCAAGTCCACCCATACCGCTCATTACACGGAGAACGTTATAGTTAAAGTCGAATACCCAGAGGAGGGAATCTTTAACTACTTCTACTGGAATGCTGCGGCGTTGTTGGCAATCTGGTACGTTGTAGGTTTCATATGCATAAGTAGTAGAATATGGTGATGTGTTTACTGGTGCAAATGGATCTACAAGTTGGAGATAGAGGTATGTGCTATCAATACGGGATAAGTTAGCAGTGCCAGATGGTTGATGTTGTTCTGGGTGAAGAGCAAAGGAATATACGAATACACCATCAACTGGAGTATGAGTGTGGCATTCCCATGGTTGTACATAGTTAAAGTATTCACCTGGTTGTTCATCAAATCTGTCATGACCATTGAGTTGAATTTTAGCAACAGATACCATGATACCAGAACCAGCAAGATCGGCACCATAGTTGAGTGGTTGATTGATTAATACATCAAGAGCTTGTGCTTGTGCAGAACGATTATCAACTACTGTATCTACTGGTGTAGATGCATCCGCAATATTGAGACTAGAACTAGTAACTATTACATTTGATAATACAACAGTATTATCTGGATTAACAGTTAATTGTGCTTGAAATTCACTAAGTGTATGAGCAAGATCAACCCATTTTGGAGTAGATACACCAAAAGAAAGACCAGTGTTCACCCATAAACTTTGTCCTGTCCATGTTTGAGTACCGTCATTTGATACTACTAAAGTTACTAATACATCATTTTGTGCTGTTTGGCATGGTGCTGGTGCATAGTTACCAGCAGTTTCACTGGCAGGTATAACGAAATTTACAATACCTACAGTATTTGGAGCAACACCACTACCATCAAGTGTACCAGAAAGACCTGCTGGACTTTCCCAGTTAGCATTGTTTGAATTACTTGGTTGAGAACCAGTTGAAAGTAAACCAGTAGCAAGATTTACATTAGCTTCATCAAGAGTTGCGGCTTCATCACCAGTATATAATGCTAAAAATCTTTTATGTTGAGTAAAAAGACTTGATTGAAGTACCCATACAAGTTCTTTTGATGGATGATTAAAATCAAGTTTAACACGATTGTTTGTGCTAGTAATGGATTCAGTACCATTAAATTGTACTTGTTCAATAAGATATTCGTGACCAACTTGAGCCATACGTCTGCGTTCTTCTTGATCAAGATATACGTAATTTACAAGAATACTGGCATCAACAAAATTTTGGCATTGGCATTGTGTTAATACTTCATTTGGAGTACCACCTCTGGTATTAACTACATCTTCTAATCTGCTAAATTCAACATTGAAACGTACTTCATGATATTGAAGAGCAATTAAAGGAAGAGCAAGACCAGTGTTACGGTTAAACCAGAATTGAAGGGGGATATATAGAGTATATTGTGGAATAAAGCTATTAAGGGTTGTTAATTCTGGAACATCACCAATCATGTTATCATAACCACGGGTTTGTTCTTCAGTGTGAGTGAGTTCATACCAGATATCGAGCCATAAGCCATAATGTTTATCAATTTGAGAACCACCAATGGTTACTTCAATGTTGTTCATGAGAACGTGACCAATACGACGTGTCCATGCTACAGATTGAGTTGGATTTGCAACTTGTAATTGTGGAAGTGTAACTTTTACATAAACTTGTGTTGCAAGATCACCATTACGAAGAACTTGAATTGTATTACGACCACCAAAACGAGCAGAATCGAATGGTACTTCGATGCATTCTACAGAAAAGTTAGTGTGACGACGGTATACTACTTTAAAGAATGTAATTTGTGGATTACCAGTTAAATAAACATCTTGAGCGCCATAAGCAACTAATTGCATTAAACCTCCTCCCATTTTAATATACTTAATGTTTAGAAAATTTTAAATAAAAAATAATTTCTATATATTTTTATTTTAAAAGTACTATATATTCTTATATAAAATTTATATATTTATCAAACATTGTATTCATTTTAATCAAAATATATTTTTGCACGTTTTTTGTGTGAGTAAAATATTTATATCTTAAAAAATAAAATTAAATATTTTTATTTAAGGATCAAAATATATCATTCTTATATAGTTATTTATGGCTTTCAAATACAAACCATACAAAAATAAATATTCTCAAGAATCTAAAATTTTAGATGAATTACATAGTGAAAAAATATCTAATTTTATTACAATTAATAATGAAATTGATAAACTTAAAAAAAAAATATTTTTATTAAATAATAGATTACTTGATAAAAATATTAATTATACAGAATTTGAATTAAATGATATTAAAAAAAATATTGATAAATATGAAAATAAAATATTAAATATACAAAATAGTAATGATGAATTAGAATATTATGAAAAAACAAAAGATGTATTGATACAATATTATAATGAAAATACAGGCAAAGATAATGATATACCAAATGAAATATATGTTAATAATGATATGAATATACAAAATATTAATAATTATGATAATAACTTAAATAAATATTATATTAAAAATAATATTTGTGATAATTCAACTAATTTTAATAGTAATAATGATGACGATAATATTATTGATGATAATATTAATATTAATGATAATAATAATGATGATAATGTGAATAATGATGAGAATAATGATGAGAATAATGATGAGAATAATGATGAGAATAATGATGAGAATAATGATGAGAATAATGATGAGAATAATGATAATGATATTGTGAATGATAAAACTAATTTTAATGCTGAAGATGATATTATGATAAGATTTAATTTATTAAATAAAATAACAAATAAAGAAAAAAAATATAAAAATCAAATAAAAAAAAAATATAAAACTAATGAAAAAAAATCAATATTAAGTTTTTTGTCAGTTGATAATTCTGGAAATAAAATTAAAGAAGAAAGTATTACACAAATTATACATGAAAAAGGAACTTTAAAAGATATATATTTAAGTTTAACAGATTCATATTATTTATTTAATAAAATTAAATTATCACCAATTAAAAATTGTAAAAATTGTAATAATGAATTAACTTTAATGCAATCAGAAGGTTATTTTGTTTGTCAAAATTGTAGAGAAGCAGAATATGTTATTATAGAAAGTGAAGTACCTTCTCATAAAGATTCTATGAATGAAAAACCAAAATATCCATATAATCCAATAAATCATTTAATAGAGAAATTAAATCAATATCAAGCAAAACAAACAACAATAATTCCAATCCAAATATATGAATTAGTAAAAAATGAATTAAAAAAAAGAATGATATCAATTGATGATGTTAGTCCTGAATTAATTCAAAAAATTCTTAAAAAATATAGAAAAGATATTTATTATGAACATCATTTCCTGATATTTAGTTATATAACTGGTACACCACCACCTTCATTAACACGTGAAGAAGAAGAAGATATTAAAAAAATGTTTAAAATGACAGAAAAACCATTTAAAATATTTAAACCAGAATCACGTGAAAATTATCTTAATTATTCATATGTTTTAAATAAATTATTTTTAATTAAAGCAGAATTAAATAATAATCCTAAAATGGCTATAAATGCTAAATATTTTAAATTATTAAAATCACGAGATAAATTAAGAATTCAAGATTCTATATGGAAGCCTATATGTAAATATCTTGAATGGCCATTTTATCCATCATTTTAGAATAATTATTTTAAGTGTAAATATACTTAAGAAATATTTATATTATATAACATTATAATGTCGTGTGAAAATCAGGAAACAAAAACTGTAAATTCTCTTGAAAATAATACAGAATCAGTATCTGTTCCTCAAAATGATGGTGTAAATAATACACAAAATATAAATAATATTGGTAATTATGATGAAGATATTAATAAATATACTAAAATTGATAATTTAGATGAAGATCCTGTTGTTGATTCTGGTAAATTTTTTCTTGTATCGTTTATATCTCCAGAAGGAATTATGAATTGTAATATGAGAGGATTAAAAATTCGTACCTTCAAAAATAGAGTTGTATTTTCTTCTCTTGAAGAAGCAAAAATTGCAGCAGATGAAATTAATAAAAAAGATAAATATTTTCATGTATTTGTCGGTGAAACAGGAAAATGGATGGGATGGGATCCATCACCTGATGATCGTAAATTTGTAGAAGAAGAAAAATGGAACAACGACGAACAAAATGAACTTATGCAAGGCATGCGTAAACGTGAAGAAACTAAATTAAAAGAATTAAATGCTTTAGTTGGTAAAAAGAAAGATATTGTAAATAAAGAAAAGAAGACACATGATAAACGAGTAAAAGATGCCCTTAAGAAAAATGCCGAAGAGTATAAACAAAATACAACCGATAATAAAGAAGAAAGTAATAATAATGAACAAAATAATAATGATAATCAACCAACAATCATATCTGAAGAACAAAAAAATGAAGAAGTTAAACAACTATTAAATAATGCTAAAAAAACACATAACCCAAATTTAATAAAAGATAGATTACGTAAAAAACTACGTGAAAAAGAAGCAAATAATCAACCTACTGTTTCTATAGAAGAAAGAAATAATGCATATAAAGAATATGAAAAATCTGAAAAATCAAAAAATCAATTAAATGAAAATATTAAAAAATTAAATGATATTTTACAAAAAGCAAAACAAAAAGAAGAAAAATAAATATTATCATATAAATATATTTTATATTATTATTATAATAATGAATAAAACTGTTATTATAATAAGTATTATATTATTTGTTGGATTTTTATTTTTATATATAGATTTATATAATAAATTTAATAAAAAAAATAATACTCCGTCTGAAAAAATAGTATATAGATATATTCCACGTGTACCATATGATGAATTACAACAAGAAGTTTTTCCAACCGATATATTTGAATCAATGTTTAGTCAACCAACACCATGGATTAATACTTTTAATGATTTAGATGCAAGACAAGCTAAATTAATTAATAAATATTTTATGAGTCAAATTTAATTTATATTTAAAAATATAAAAAAATATTTATTAATTGATTTAGATGCAAGACAAGCTAAATTAATTAATAAATATTTTATGAGTCAAATTTAATTTATATTTAAAAATATAAAAAAATATTTATTAATTATTATATATATGATAAATGTATTTCAAAAAAATACCACAATAATTTTAATTATTGTTATATTCGGGGTTTTATTTTTATTATTATATAAAAATAATGAATATTTAGATTCAACTAATAAATTTGATGTTTCTCAATCTCAAAATAAAGATGTAAATAAAGATGTAAATAAAGATGTAAATAAAGATGTAAATAAAGATGAAGATAAAGATGAAGATAAAGATGAAAATAAAGATAAAGATAAAGATGAAGATAAAGATGAAGATGAAGATAAAGATGAAGATAAAGATATAATAAATGAATTAAAAAATAAAAATAAAATATTAGAACAACAAAATATGGATATTGTTGATAAATTCCATGAGTTAACACGTGAATATTCATTATTGAATAGTGATAATACTTATAATAAAAAAAATATTAAAAATCATAAAGATACATTAAATAAAATATTAGATATAAATTCATTACAATCTAAAACATTAAAAGAATTACGTAGTGATATTGATCTTTTAACTGATTCAAATATACAATGTGCAACTGATACTAAAAAATTAACGAATGATAAAAATGAATTAGAACATAAAAATAAAGTAAAATTAATATTAAATATAATATTAATAGTTTTAGTATTTTCTTTATCATGTTTAATAATTTATTTAATTATAAATAAACGTTCAAAACCAGAAACAGAAGTAGTAACAGAAAAAGAAGTAATAAAAACTATTAATACCATATAAATTTATTATTTTGTATTATATTCACTTCTAGTATATGAATTATAATTGTTATTATAATTATTATGATTATTATTATGATTTTTATTAAAATTTAAAGTACTTTGTTTTTTTTTATCTATTATATTTCCATTATCATCAACTTCTTCTTTTTCGACATGTATTACTCCTTTTTTCTTTTTAACATCATTAGACCATGCAACAAAATCATAATTATTTTGTTTTTTTCTCCAATCCTTATTATAATTATTTTCATGAAATTTTCTAAATTGTGGTCCACCCATCATACATGTTTTTCCTGCTAAATCGGGTGCTCTATACCAAAATAAACGTTCTAATGGATTAGATGCTTTTCTTCGATTGTCTATAACCATGCAACCAAAATCAGCAACTAATTCATTAAAAACTTGTCTAAATGAATCAAAATTTGGAAACATACCAGCATAATGATCAAATAATTTTTTTTGTTCAGAAATAAATTCAGCTTTTAATAAAAATATATAATCAAAATTACTTCTTAATTCTGGTGTAATACCTAATGCAAATTGCATAGTTAAAATATACATAATTTGATAATGTCTGCCATTAAATAATAATTCTAAAATTGGTGGATCTCGCACCCATGATTTTTTATCACCTAAACAATCATCCATAATTATAAATGTACGGGGATCTAGATTTTTTCCTTGTTGTTTTTTTATACGTTGTTTATCTATCATTTGTGTTTGTCTATCTAAAATTTTTACTATTAATTCACTTTTATATTCATAATGAATATATGTATCTGGAAAAAAATCATTATAAAAAGAATTCATTCGATCGGTTGGCGCTATTACTACACCACATGGTATTTTATTAAAATGCATCATTATTGCTTTAGTTACCCAACTTTTACCTGAACCACGTTTTGCTATCATAATTATTGATGGATTTTCAACCATCTCTTGTAATTTAAATTGACGTACTGGTAATGAATCACCACCTCGCATTTTAATGTCCATAACACCCATAATAAGAATATATATAATAAGTATAGAAAAAAATAAATATATAAAATATAACATATAAATAATATATATTTTTATTTATAATATTATGATTATAAAAAATTATATAAATACATAATTATAATATTTATATACTTTTAGAATGGATTTATGAATATATCAGGCATTTGGGTTTGTGTACCAAATGGTATAGTAATTCCTCCATTTGGATTTATTAATGTAAATGATTTTGGCGATTCACTTATATCTCTTACTAATCTATATGTTGGCATTTCTTTTGAAACATTTTGTTTATTTATTGGTTTATAATTTATATAACCATATGTTAATAACCAAATTATTGCGGTTGTAATACCTGCTGCTAATAAAGCATTTATTTTATCTTTTTTTTTTTTAGATTTATTCTTCCATGTTATATATGAATATACTATAACACCAGTGACTACTGCTATTAAAATAGGATTTTTTATTATATTATCCATATATTATAAATATATATTTTATTATTTAAAGTTTAGAATTTTTAATTAATTATTATATTATTAAATTAATTAAACATTAATGAATTATAATAATTTTTATCATCTAATTTGTTTTCATTTTGTATTATATCGATATTATCATTATTTTCCTCTTTTTCTCCATTATTTTCTATATTATTTATTTTTATATTATTATTTAAATTTTGAGGAGATAATTTTTGTATTTTAGAATTTTTTGATTTTATACCAAAATTCGCTATTTTATCTTTATATTCTTCTTCATTAATACTTGGTTCATTTAATTGTTTTTCTGTATTATTATCTTCTTGTTTTTCATTCATTTGTTTATCCATATTTTCATTAATCTGTTCATTTTTTACACTAGCTTCTCGCAATAAATTTTCTATATCATTAATATTTTCATTTATAAAATTATTATTATTATTAATATCTAATTCTTCTTCAGTTATTAATACTTTTTTATCTGCATCATCAAAAAAATTAATATCATCTTCTGGATTCTTTTCTAACATTTCTTTTATTTTTTGTGTTCTATTTTGTAATGGTTCTTCTATAATATAATCATTTTTTAGATATTCAGTTAATATATCTTGCATTGGTATTATCTCTTTTATTGAAATTTTAATTGATTTTTCTATTATATCTAAACATTCTTTTTGATTTTTTTTTAATTCTATATTTGTATATCCATGCCAAAATAATTCTGGATTATTATAAAATTGTCGGGCACATTCTATATAAATTTTATGTATAAATATTTTACAATCTATTTTTTCATGAATTTTTTCATTGACTAATTGACATTGTTTTCCAGATGCATTATATGTTAATAATATTATATGACTTTTTATTACTGCTTTTATTAATTTTTCAAAAATATCAGCATGTTTACTTGAATCTCGTATCCGTATCATTTCACATTCAATTAAATTTATATTTAATGATGGTATATTTTTTAAACAATGTTGAAATATTTTTAATATTCCTGGATTTTTAACTTTAATATTATTTTTTGATAATTCTATATATTCTTTTTCTTTTTCAATTGATTTATCATACATTGATTTTAATCCCTCATATATTAATGGTGTTAATATATGCGTTAAAAATGTGGTATATTCTTGATTTATATCTGCTATATTTCTTTCATAATAATGCATATTTATAATAATAATATATATTATTATAACTTTTATTATTACGCAAAAAAAAATTTAGTTAACTATTTTATTTATGCTGGACAACCAGTTGCATCGTATTTTACAAAATGAGAATTATAATCAGCACATTTTGCATTACCACCACGTCCGGATATATAATCGCGATGTGCTTCTGTTATACAAACATTACCAGAATCACTTAAACCATTAAAACCGGTATAACCACTTGGAACATAATTTACACCTTGTGAATCTTCTTCATTCATTCTATCATCATCTTCTTTTGTTGTTGTTTTAAAAGGTGGTGGATATTGTGCAGAACCACAACGTGTTCCACGACTAATTTTATTATATGCTAAACCAAGAGCAGAAGTCTTTTCAACATCAACACCATCTATACCTTGAACTTTTGTATAAGTTGGGTCTGCTTCATTACCATGAGCATCTTCTAATTCTTTAGGTAAACCAACAAATTCACTTCCAGATGTTACTATACATTTTGCTCTATTTACATATGTATTTTGTGGTTTTTGTTCTGGTTGATGATATGAATCAGCATTTGCTTTATTATCAGGTGTATTCATTATTCTAACATTAGACATAGAAGGTGTAGAATGTATCGATTGTTTCATTTTTGATTCAAAATTTTCTTGATTTTTACATGTTTTATACATCATATATAAAATGTAAATCACTAATATTACTAATAGTACGCCAATCAGTTTTTGGGTATCTGTCATTTTCTCAAACATTATATAATATAATATATAAAAAAAGTTTTTTTTATATTTATTATATATATATAAATGGCTGTCTTTAAAGATAAAAATACAATAGTATGGGTTATTGTAGGTCTTGTATTACTTTTACTCGTTTTTGGAATGAATAAATCTGAAAATATGGCAGATTGCAAAACATGTGGAGAATGTCAAAATTGTTCTGCATGTACATATAATTATCCTCTTTTAGATAATGCATATGATCAAAAAGAAAACTTTGTAAATAGTGTTCATAAAGAAATGACTACTGATAAAATGAATAAAAAAATGACTACTGATAAAATGCATAAAGAAATGACTACTGATAAAATGCATAAAGAAATGACTGATATGAAACCTTCATTAAATTTACCAGGTTATACAAATAATGTACAACATACAAATTCTCCTTTATTTTATGATAATATGCCTGGTAATATGCCTGGTAATATGCCTGGTAATATGCGTATGCAACCCAGATATATGCAACCTAGATATATGCATGACAGCGTTAGGGGTAGATTTTTACATCATGAAGGTATGGGTTATCATATGGAAGAAATGAAGGAAATGTTTAGAAAATTAATGAATAATATGCCAATGATTTTAAATAAATGTACACCTGATGTTTTAAAAACTTTAATGAATATTGGTGAATTAGTTGATTCAACTGATGGAAAAGTTTGTAAATTACGTGATGTTGAACCAGTATTAACAACTGAATTTAATAATCTTAATAAACTGCTAGAAAATCTTGATAAAAAAAATTTACAATGTTTAGAAACTGAAACACATGTACCATTAACAAATATGTTATGTACTGGTTTAAATAATATGGATACAGATGAATTAAACAAACATGTTGAATTTTTAGATTATGTAAATGAAATGCTTAGATCACAAAAATATAATTTTAGAAAATTAAGAGATTTACATTTAGAAAGAATGCGTGATCTTGTAAATACATGTGATATGAATGATCCAGAAAAACGTACATTACAGTTAAGATTAATATCATTAGTATCACATATATTACATAATTTAGGATATATTTTTCAAGATGACACTATTGAACAACAACAAAGAGTCCTTTAAAATAATCAAAACCATATAAAATCTATTGATTTTATGATGGTATGTGATGAGAAATTAATACCTTCATTAAATTATTATAATTTAATATAATTTTTATTTTTTTTATTTTTTTATTATATAATGAAATATAATAATAAACATTTTTTATTAATAATATTTATTTTATTAGTCGTAATATATTTATTAAAAACTACAGAAAATTATACTTCTCTATCAAATATTACTAAAAATAATATATCATATAATTGTCTAACAGAAGATATGATTAATGATTTACAAAAAGATATATATAATTTAGAAAATATATATGATGAATTTAAATCGTTAGATAAAAAAAATATATCTGTAATTAAATTAGATTTATACAAAAAACAATTTAAAAATGCCATATATAATTTATTAGATACATGTAAACAAATTACTTCTACACAATTATCTTGTTTAATGAATAATAAAAATCAAATAGAATTGTTAAATAAAATATATAATATTTTAAATCAAAATAAAGAAAAATTAAGAATAATTAAAAAAACTTTAATATTAGATTTTAAAAATATTACATCAGAGTTAGATATATTACCAAGCATTAAAAATATGGAAATTAATAGATTAAATACTTTTAGTAATTTATTTAATACTATTTCTTATATATTTAACGATAATGATGAATATATATTAAATTATAATAGTGATAAATCAAATTCAAACAGAGATAATTTATTAAAACATCCTCGAACATGTAATTTTATATGTAAACATAATAATCATTATAAAGACCCAAAATCAGATGAACCACAATATAAAATTCTAGAAAAAATTAAATTTTAATTATTTATAAATAGGTAAATATAATGTATCATTTATCCAATTATTTTTTTCATCATTAATACGTGGAATATAATCTATTTGTATATTAAATTTATTTGTAATATCATTTATTTTATTTATTAATTTTATATCTTGTGCAATTTTACTATAAAAAATTTCTGTTGTAAATTTAACACCAAATTTTTTAATTCCATCTCTTTGTATTTTTTGTGATATTTTATTATACTCAAAAAATAATGCATCTTCATCAATAATTATTTTTTTATTTTCTAAATTTTTATTTCTTATATTATATATACCTTCGCTTGTAATCACAACTGAACCGGATATTCTTCCATCATTAAAATGATCAATGAAATGTAATATATCTCCAATACTTGGTAATTCATATAATACACCATCTTTTGCACGACCTCCAGGTGATGGAGTCGGTGGATGTGTATGAAAAATATATTCATATTCAAACATATCTTTTACATTATTAGGCATAAAAATTTCATTATCACCTTTATCTACTCTATTTGTATTTCCTAAAACTACTATTTTTTGTAATTTATTTAAATTAAAATCAAATAATCCAGAATGTTCTGAATATCTAAATATATTTTTATTTTTTAAATCAACATATTTTTTACTATATCCACCATGTTCTAACAATGCATCTAATATTAATAATTGATTTCTATTTATTTTTATAAATTTTTTATCATTATCTATAATTATTCGTGATTCTAATTTTAAAATATTATTATATCTTGAAAAATATATAAAATCTATAAATTCTTCAGGTGGTTTAATATTATGTATTTTTATATAATGTGTTAAATTATCTTCCCAAATATATTTATTTAATTTATATGTTCCATAACCATATGATTCATCACATAATAGACATTTTTTTTTATTCTCAAATTTTAAATATTTTTCTGATTTTTTTAATATTTCTTCTAAAATTTTTAATTTATTTATAAATTCATCTGAATATATCCATTTATTCTTATTTTCATATGGTACTGGAAATTTTTTATTTTTACTATCTTTAGAATTATCATTTTTATCTACCCAACTACATATAAATGTTAATTCTTTATTATTTTTAATTATTGTGTTCATATATTAATTATTTATATTAATTATATTTTATAATTAAAATATCTTATTCTTTTATAATATCTTTTATCAAATAAAAATAAAAAATATTATTTTTTATATTTGTTTTAATATATCCGATATATTTATTATTAAATATTTGGTTTCTTATTTGTTCTTCTAAATCGTTAATATTTCTAATTTTTTTATCATCTATAATTAAAGAATTATCTATTATATCCTTCTCAATAATTATCATATCTTTACCTTTTAATATAATATTTTTATTCATATCATATATACAACAAATAGTATATGTAACCCATAATTCATCTGGTATATTTTCTTTATTTTTATGTTTTAATATAATAAAATTTAATTTATTATTTGAATAAAAATATACATTATATTTATCATATAAATTCATGTTAAAATATTTATTACATTTTTTATTATAAATTATATCCATTAATATACTATATATATATTTAAAAATAAAATAATATAATTTATTATGAATAAAAATATGTTTAGTATTTTAAGTACATTTTCTGATTTATCTGATATGTCTGATACAACAGATTTGACTTTAGATGAATCTACAAAACTTAAATCAAATTGTAAAAAAAAAATTAAAAATAATAAAATGAATGTTTGTGATAATAATGATAATGATAATCTTAATAATAATAATAATAATAATAATGATAATGATAATAATAATAATAATAATGATAATGATAATAATAATGATAATGATAATGATAATAATAATAATAATAATAATGATAATGATAATGATAATGATAATGATAATGATAATGATAATGATAATGATAATGATAATGATAATGATAATAATAATGATAATGATAATGAGAATGATAATCTAAATAATGATAATGATAATAATAATAATTATAAATATAATTTTAATAAAAATATATGGAACAAATTTAATAAAAATAATATGTATAGTACATATAATAAATATAATCAAAAAAAAATGTTATGTGAAAATTTTGTATCAACTGGTCAATGTTTATATGCTAAAAAATGTTTATATGCTCATAGTTTAGAAGAACAAAATATAGAACCTCATCGTAAAAAATTGTTTGATTTATTAAATAATAATAATGATTTATCATATATTGATTTAAATTCATATCAAAATAAAATATTAATGAAAGAATTATTGCTTTTTACTAAATCGTGTGAACAATGTATTAATAAAAAATGTACTGGTGGTATAAATTGTAAATACGGTGTATATGACACAAAATATATTGTTTGTTATGATGATTTATGTTATAATTATTGTAATTATAATGAATGTAAAAAAATACATTTATCAAAAAGAAATTTAAAACCAATATATAATAAAATTTCATTAATCATAAATAATACTGAAAATTTAAATAATACTATTTCATATGACTATATGTTAAATTGTTTATTTGAATTAAATAAATTAAATAGTAATAATTTAAATAAAAATATTAATGATAATTTATCAGACTCATCAGATGATGATAATTGCAATACTTCAATATTTCCTGATATATTTAAAAATATATTAAATGATGATGAATTAAATGATGATTAATATAATAAAAAAAATGAATTTTATTTAATAAGCTAATTTAGTTATATAAACATAAATATATTTATATTTATATATTATGGAAATCTATAAACCAATTATTGATATTGTTTTCTGGAAAAATAAATATACACCACTAAAAATAGAAGATATAGATATTAATAAAGCACCATTACAACAAATTGTGAAATGGTTAGATGAATTTAATAAAAATAAAGAATTATATTTTATGAATAATAAAAATAATAAAAGACAAAAAAATATTGATACAGATGATTTACATATAGATATAGATGATGAAATAGATATAGATGATAATAATGATGATTTAATTATTCCTAAAAAAAATAATAATTCTATAAATAAAAGTTGTATGATAGTTACTGGTAATCATGGAATAGGAAAAAGTAGTTTTGTTGTATCAATATTAAATTCATTAAATTATGAAATTTGTAAAATTAATTTTATTAAAATTAACAATATAAAAAATATTAATGAATTTATCCAAAAAACTATTTTTGGTACAAGTATATATGATAAAATTGATAATAAAAATAAAAAAAAAAAAATTATTTTAATAGATAATTTAGAATGTATATCATCTAATAATGAAAAAAATTTAATAAAAATAATAACAAAATTAAATGATATTAAATGGTATGTACCTATCATATTTATATCAAATAATGAACATAATAAATTGATATATTTTGTAAAAAAAAATGCATATGAAGTTCAAATATATAATCCATCGTATGAAATTATGGAAAATATTTGTTGTAAAATATGTTTAGAAGAAAATATAAATTTAGTTAATGAAAAAGTTATAAAAAAAATAATCGATTATTCACATAATGATATTCGTTCACTTATAAATATATTACAATCTATAAAAACTATTTATGGTGAAAAATATTTCTCATGTAATGATTTTGAAAATTTTATTAAAACATGTAAAATGAAAGATATTGATTATCATATTTTTGATGGAGCACACAAATTATTTTTTGGATATGATAATATTGATAATGTTATTAGATTATTCGAAACAGAGAAAACTGCTATTCCATTAATGATACAACAATATTATATTGATTATATGGGTAATAATATAGATGTTACAAATAAAATATCAAATAGTCTATCTATTGGTGATATGTTAGAAGAATATATTTATGAAAATAATATTTATGATATACGTGATATACAATCATATTTTCAATGTGTTTATCCATCATTTATTTTAACAAATAAATTGAATCCAAAAAAAATAGATTATACACAATTCAATTGTTATTTTAAATATCCATCTGATTTAAATAAAACATCTATTCGACATATAAATTATACTAAAAATATTTGTCCATCAAATAAAGTATTTAAAAATATGAATATTAATGATTATGTGTATATCAATAATATTATTCGTAATTTAATAAATTCAAATTCATATGAATTATGTAATGATTTTTTTGATAAATATAATTGTTCTATATCTACTTTTGAATCATTACTTAAAATAGATAAGATTAATGGTGTTAAATATGCTATTACCACAAAAACTAAAAAAAAAATATTAAATGATTGTAAAAATATTTCAAATAATATAAAACCACTTGATAAATATAAAAAAAATAAAAAAAAATAATTTTATTTTTACTATAAAAACGTATTTTTTTTGTCATATTTTTTTTAATACAGAAAAAAAATATATAGTATATAATATATTATGGACAGTCGTACAAGCAAGAATTCTAACCAAGGTGAAGAACTCAATTTTGATTTCTACTTAAAACATGATGTACCAGTAGAACAAGTACGTGCAATTCTTAAACACAAAAAAATGAGTGAAGATAAAGTAGAAGAATTAGTTGCCAAACTTACTGAAGCACGCGAACGTGTACGTAAATATGCACGCAAATTTATTGAAAAAATCGACCAACATTATGGTCTCCATGATGTTCCAGCAATTGTTAAAAAAGCAATTAAATATGCTGAAAAACACGAATTAACTGCTGCTGAAAAAGATGCTATTATTTCCATGGCTCTTAAAGGTGATGTAAATAATACTCTTAATCCTCTTAATCAACTTCGTTACAGTGATATGTCTAAATTTATGGGTATTGAATCTCAAAGTGGTCAAGTATTAAATATTCAATCTAAAGATTATCAACCACTTAATGAAATTGTTAAACTCTTTGAAACATCTCGTATTATCCACACTGATATTAAAAATCAACTTGCTCTATACCGTGATTGCGCAACAGAAGCAGTTTTAGGCACATATGATAAATCTCGTGCTAATCTTTCTATTCACATTCACCCAGTTGTAGTTGCTCTCTTCTTACCAAAAATCCGTGCAATTGAACAACGTATGTTACTTACAAATGTTGGTCGTGTAGTTATCTCACGTGCACTTCCATACATTAATCGTAATATTCCTCTCTGGGATAATGTCATGGCTGGTGAATTAGAATCTGAATGGCAACTTACTTGGGATATTGTAAATGATCCTAACAGTCTTGCATATTTTAGTGATGATACACCAATTACAAATATGCATAAACGTTTTAAAATCCAAGTTGAACTCTGGAAAAATGTACTCAATCTCCGCCAAGGTCGTTTCTATTCTCTCGGTGGTTATGATACTGATGATGGTATTAACGGTCTTCTCCGTGTACTCAGCAGTTACGATTGGTCATATTTTGATGCTCCAGATATGTATCATGTTCAAGACGAAGGCACTGTTCTCCGCAAATTACTTGCTGCCTTCTCTCTCCGCCCAACATTTGCACAAGTAACTACTTTATCTACACGTGCACTTCTTGGCTCTGTAAATTACAATGCTCTTCAACGCACAACATTCTTAAACATTCCAATTGTAAATGTTCGTCTCCCAACTCTCTTAACTCCTCAAGTTGGTCAAATGAGCCTCCAACGTTCACTTGCACAATCTGATTTCTTCATTGAACACAAAACTTTAGTACCCAAATATCGTTCAGTATGGTTTACTCGTGACCTCCTATTCTTCTATGCTAACAGACGTTACCAAGCAATTAATCTTGCACGTCTTAACTTCAATATTTCATACACATCTGTACCATATCAATCATACAATGTAGGTCAAACCGCTGTAAATGATACCCCACTTGATTTTGGTTATGATATACAAATCTCTGATACTACTCTTGCCCTTCGTTCAATTGTTACAGTATATCGTCCACCAGTTGCTCAATCTGTTGTAGGAGGTTCATCTTGCATTGTTCTTCCAGACCCATCAACTGGTCGCAATCCAGATGAAAACTTCTTCTACAATCCACTCCTTGCTAACTTTGTTTATGAAGATGGTGGTGCCTATCATTCAAATGATCCAGTCAGTTTAATTGCAAGAGATGATAACAGACCAAATCGCGAATCAATCAATGACCTTGGTCAACGTTATGGTTCTGTCTTCTGTTATGCATGTTAAATTTAGATAAATAAATATTTAATTAATTTTTTATAATTAATTAAATTTCTTGTATTAAAATTGCAAAAAATGAAAAAATGAGTGAATAAAATAAACATGAAATTATATTTATATCATTATCATTTTTAATAACTTGTATTAGTAAAAACATAATAATCAGTGTTGTAATATAATCTATAATTAATTTATGCATAATATGATAATTATTAGAATAATATAGTATAAATATATTATTCTAATTTCAATTTTTATTAATTTAGTGACGATGATGATGTAATTATATATATGAAAAAAAATTTGAAAACATATATTTTTATTATTTTAAGGTAATAAATATTATTATTTTATATGAATGAATTAATAATAAGATACAACATATATATATATCATAAATATCAAGATTTATTAAAATCTGGAAAAACAATAGATAAAATAAATAATTTTGATTTAGCAAAAATTTTTGAATATTATTCATGTATTAAATTGACAGAAGAACATAAACAAACATTTTATGAATATTCTGATATTGATCCGGAATTTAAAGAACAACATAATCTAACTAAAAATGATTCGGTTACAAATGAAAAATAAGTTTTTCATTTCTAAGCGTGAAAAATAAAATTTATTAAATTTTATTTTTCTCGGTATAGATTGTTGTAATTTAATAGATACTATTGTTCAATGTAAATTATGTAATAAATCATTAAGATGGGAAGAATGTGCAACATTTTTTGGAAGTCAAAATACTTTTTGTGATAAAGAAAATAAAACAATTATAAAATGGCAAAATTTAATAATAACAAGAAATAAAGATTCGATATTATCTAATAATTTTAATTATAGAAAAAATATATTTATAGATAAAACATATGACAAACAAGAAATATTACAATATTGTCAAAATTTAATAAAAAATCCTCCAAATATAAAAATTATTAAAGAGAAAATAGAAATTAGAGATTATCAAAAAGAAGCAATTCAATTAATAAAAGATATGAAAAAAAATCTTATAATTAATTTACCAACTGGTACAGGTAAAAATTTTATTATTGCTATGGCGATACATCCACGTAAATTTTCATATTTAATTTTAGTTCCAAGAATAATATTGTTAGAACAAATTGAAACTGAAATTATCAAATGTAATCCAACTTATAAAAAATATATACAAAAAATAGGTGATGGTAATAATAATTATGATAATGAAAAACAAATAACACTCTGTGTATTTAATTCAGTAAAAATAATTGATAAACATATCAAAGATTTTGATTATATCATTATAGATGAAGCACATCATATAATTAAACCAGAAATTTATAAGATTGATAATAGTGATGATAGTGATGATAGTGATGATAGTGATGATAGTGATGATAGTGATGATAGTGATGATAGTGATGATAGTGATGATAGTGATGATAGTTATGATAGTGATAATAGTGATGATAGTGATTATAGTGATGATAGTGATGATAGTGATGATAGTGATGATAGTGATGATAGTGATGATAGTGATGATAGTGATGATAGTTATGATAGTGATAATAGTGATAATAGTGATGATAGTGATAATAGTGATGATAGTGATAGTGATAGTGATAGTGATAGTGATAATGATAGTGATAGTGATAGTGATGATAGTGATAGTGATAGTAGTGATAGTGATAGTGATGATAGTGATGATAGTGATAATAGTGATGATAGTGATAGTGATAGTGATAATGATAGTGATAGTGATAGTGATGATAGTGATGATAGTGATGATAGTGATGATAGTGATGATAGTGATGATAGTGATGATAGTGATGATAGTGATGATAGTGATGATAGTGATGATAGTGATGATGAAACTTATATAAATTTAATAAAATCATATCAAAAATATAATAATAACATATATTTATCAGCAACTATTGATGAACATACAGATTTTGATTATTATTCAAAAAATTTAAGAGATATGATTGATAAAAAACATCTATGTGATTATATTATTACCATTCCTATTTTTTCAGATGATCCAACCGATAAAAATATTTGTGAATATTTGATAAAAAATAATAGAAATATAATAATCTATTGTAATTCACAAAAAGAGGGATTAAAAATAAATAATTTTATGAATAGCATACAAAAAAATTGTTCAGCATATATAGATTGTAATACGAGTAAAACAATAAGAAATAATATTATAAATAAATATAAAAAAGGAGATTTACCATTTTTAGTAAATGTTAAAATTTTGGTTGAGGGTTTTGATGCCCCTATAACAAAAGGAATATGTTTTATGCATATGCCAAGTTCAAAAACAATTTTAATTGACAATAAAAAATATTTTTTTTGATGCTTATCGCCATGTAGTTGTGGGTGACGGCAAATTGCGTCTTCCGCCGCTACCAATTGACACAGGCAATGGTATAGGTTGAAGGGGTTGATTTATGTCACGTATATAACCAAAATATTGTTTAATATTTGATATTAAATCAGGTATTACATAATCAACTGTTTGTTGATTCAATATTTTTACTTGACGAACTGGATTATCTGGTAAATTTTTGCCTTTATCAAAATACACACCACGCATAATAATAGTTAAATCTGATTCATCTTGGTCACATTCTAAATTATATTGTCCTTTAGTTATTCTACACACTTCATCACGTATTTTACGTTGAATACGTTTCATATTTTCACTAGAAAAAAATATTCGTGTTATATCATTTATTTCAAAAAAACTTTGGGTTGCTGCACGTGCTCTATCATAATCTTTATTATTATAGATTTCATATTTTTCATCATATGATGCTATATTATCTTTAGTATAATCAACTGTACTATTACGTATTCTATTTAATTTAAGATTTTTTTGATTATATGCTGGTTGTGATATTGTATATTGTGTATCTGCAAATGATAATGGGCGATTATTATTATATACAACTTGTGGACTAAATGGTGAATATGTTTGTATTGGATCGTTAAAACCTGCTGCCATATATATATGTATATATTATATACATATATAAAAATAAATTTAAAATAATTTATTAATTAATTTATTAAGTTAATTAATTTATATTATATGTTTCTAATATATTTTCTTCTGTTGGATTAGATTCATTCATATTAAAATTTTGTACTATCGGTTCTGTTAAAGAATAATTAAATAAAGTTGTGATTTGTACCTGTTTTTGTATTATTTCCTCATCTTCTTTATTTATTTGTGGGTCATTTTGTGATGTCTTATCTTTTGTTAAAATAGTCGCTATTCCATTATTTACATCTAAATATAATACAAATTTGTATATATCTGCACCTTCTTCATATACTAACATTTGTCCACGAGAAAACTGACGTAAATCATCAGAACGTACGTGTATAGTTTCTTGTTCTTTTAAATATGTACCAATTCGGTTGTTCATATATTTTGTCATATACTTAATAAAATATGATTCTAAATTTTTATCAGTATCCGCATGTATTTTATCAAGTGTATCTAATATTTTTCCATCTGGTTTAACTCCACCAATATTTGTAAAATCTGTATCAAAATTATTTGTATCTAATCCTGCTTTAAACATTTCATATGTTTTTTGTTCTTCTATACCATTAATTGTATTTTCTGTGCTAAAAATTTGCCCATCTAATTTATATTTTTTTTGTTGTGTCGGTGATGGTTTTTGTGTATCATAATCTCTATAATTACTATCAATTAATACTATATAACCATAATTAGGTACATAATAATCTACTCCATTAATTTTATAGCGCCAATATGTTGTTGCGGTTCCTTCAATATTTAAGTCTTTAATGAAAACATTATTTTGTATATTAAAATCTTTAATATATATTTTATTTATATGTAATACATATAATCCTACCATTAATTGAAAAATTATTGAACGCCATACTTTTTCATTATGATAACCTGTATTTATCATTCTACGTGTATTTCCTTCTTGTTGATAAATTTTAGAAGCCCATGAAAATAAATTATATGTTGGTGATTCTGTTAAAGTTACAAGAACTTCACCATTATATTCATCTAATTTAACTTGTTTTTGTTTTATTTGCATATTTTTTAATTTTAATTCAGTATCTAATTGTTGTATTATATTACCTGGATTGAGTTCACGTAAATTTTTTACTAATGCATTTGTCATTTTAGTTTGTTCATTTTCTGGTCCTTGAATATTTAAATCCGCAAAATTTATATTTTGTGCTCCTTTTAATTCAGATAATTTAACTTGATTAATTTTATCAAAACATATATTTGAACGTCTACATAAATAATAACCAAATATTGATACAAAATTTTGACAAACTTTTTTCTTGATAATATTATCACGAATATATTCATAATATGTTACTTCACGCCATTGTTCAAATTCATGCAATTTATTATTATTTTGTTTATTTATTAAATATGCACCAGACGTTAATTTATATATACGAACATTTATTGCCATTGAATCACGTGCACATGTTGGTTGTCCAAATGGTTCAGAACGTTTAATTGGATAACATGTTCTATAAATTAAATATCCATCCGGTAATCCTTTATATGGATTATTTGAAAATTTATTTGTATTAAATGGATTTAATTCTAGAAATTTAATATGTGATAATAAACTATTTGATGTAGAACCATCTAAATCAACTTCTGTACCATCTCCTTGATAAAATAATATTGTACGAACATATTGTGACTGACTAATACGTTCACCTACTGTTTTGAATGTATTTAAAACACCTTTTCCTGGTAAAATATCTTCATAAATCATATTTAATTTTGTATGTGGTCCGGTTGGTCCTGATGCATTTATCTCATAAATTTTATTAACATTTACAGCTGCTGGATATGTTGTACCAAGCATACCCATTGCAAATGGATTAAACACATTTGACATTTGTGCTGGAAAATATGGATTTGCTGTAAATGTTGGATATATTGGCATTCCTTCTATAGGTTTTTCAGGTTTTGGTTTTTGTGGTTGATATACTTGTAAATTTAATATTTGTTTTTCTTGTTGTTGTTGACGTTGACGTTCTGCTTGTTGTGTTTGTTCTCCAAAACGTTCTGCATAAATTTGTTTTTGTTCTACTGGTATTGATGGATTATTACGTGGTTCTATATATTGTGGTATTATTTTCTCACCACTGCCCCCCTTCAAAAAAAAAAATTGTTGTTTTTATCAAGAACTAATTTATATTTTTGTATTTGTTTACCACCACCCATTTGAGGCATACCCATAAATTGTGACATTGGGTTATTCATCATTGGTGTTTGTAATTGTTGATTCATCATCATATTATTACCTGCTGCACCCATTGCAATTTTTTGCATTTCTGCTGGCATTGGTGGCGCAACCATCATATTCATTGGTGGCATTTGTTGCATTTGTGGCATTTGTGGCATTGGTTGCATTTGTGGCATTTGATTCATCATTCCCATAGCAGCAGCTGGATTTAATTGCATATCTGATAATACTTGTCCATTCATATTATCATTGATATTTGGCATATTTTGTATTAAATGTTCTGGTGCTAAATCCATGTATCCTTCTGGTAATTTTTTGAGTTGATTTTTAACTTTTGGATTTAAATAATTAATATATTCTAAATTTTGTCCTTCTTCACGTTGTCTTCTTAATTTTTGTTCTTCTGTTTCAGTTGAAGAAGATGAAGAAGATGATGAAGATGATGAACTAGATTTACTAGATGATGAACTACTTGATTTTTCAGAAACACCACCTTTTTGTTTATCTTTTTTAGATGATCTAGATTTAGATAATTTAGATGATTTAGATGATTTAGATGATTTACGTGCGCTACCTGTTTGAGTATTAGTTACACTTGTTAATTCTGGATTTACTAAAGTTGCATCACTTACATTTTTATTTTCAGATTTATTAGTTTCAGTAAATGTAAACGATGTAGATGATTCTGTTAAATGATTCATACGTTTTGATTTAGAACTCTTTTTTTTTGCTCCACCTGACAATACAGATGCAGATGCTGATAAAGATGTAGCAGTGTTTGCTATACTTGATTCAGTTAATGTTTTTAATGCAGAAATTTTTCTACTTCCTTTTAACATAGTACTATAATATTGATTAGATTTTTTATTTTGAAATTTATTTAAAAAATTTGATTCTATATATTTAATACCAGAATCTTTAATATTTAAAGTTTCTATATTTTCTTTTATATTCTCCATTATAAAATTTTTAAAGAATATATTTTTTTTTATTATTTTTAATGGTGTTAATATTTCATCTGATGATTTATTAAACACTTCTTGATTTAATCCATGATAATTATCTAGTGTGTTTATTCTGTATTTTTCTGGTAAAACTTCATTAAAAAAATCATTACTAATTTTTAATATTTTATATATATTTTCATTGTCTTTATTAGATTCTAAATATAAATATATCAAATTTGTTATATAATGTATATCATAATATGGATTTTCTATATTTCCACCTTCAAATTTAATTATTTTGTTATCATTTTTTATATAATCACTGATATGATAACTATAATCAAAATCACTAATTTTTATCATTAAATCATTATCATTAATTTTATATGTTACACCACCTATTTTATATGTATCATCTTTTTTTTGTTTTGGTAATATTAATATTGCATCTAAATTTAATTTATTGTGACGAAATTTATTAAAACGTTCATTTAATTTTATTAATATTATATATATTTGAAATATTATAGATTTTAATTGTTCAATTGTTAAACTATTTTTATTTTTTTCTAAAAAATCTTTTAATGTTTCTATTTTTGAATAATGTTCTGTTATAATAATATACATATTATCATTATCTTTTTGATATTTATTACCAAAATCTTTTTCAATATTTGGTAGATATTTTAATAATTCTTGTTTTTTTATATCAAAACACATTATTGGCAATAATATATGATTAAATTTTTCATCAAAAACTAATTCAGTTGACATATATAACATCGCCATATGATATAATTCAGGACGCAATTGGTCATTTAGATTTATTTTTGGTTTACAAAAGCCTATAGACATTGTTGATGTATATGTATCACCTATTCGTGTATAATGTAAACGTTCATTATAATAACCATGTAATTTAAATTTACTTGTTATTACTTTTGAAAAATCAAAATCTTTATCTTTTTTTAAATCAGATATTTTAATATCTTTTCTAATTATCTGTTCTAATTTATATAATTCAGTTGAATCATCTTTATATACCGCATCATATAATATTTCTAAACAATAATCAATATCATTATATGGATTATTACTCATATCTAATATAATATATATGTATATTATATTAAAAATTTAGTTTATTAATTTTTATCATTTATTTAATAAAAAATTATCTTCTAGTATCTTCAATTTATCTTTTTTTGTATTAACATCACTTCCTAATAATTTAATTATATCTATAGTTTTATTTAAATTTATTTCTGATTTTTTTCCATTAATTAATTTTGGTTTATCATTTTTTGATGATTTTTTACTTGGATTTTTTGAATTTTTTTTACTAGATTTTTTACTAGATTTTTTAATTGGTTTATTTTGTATATTACTAAATAATGCATCAACATTTTTATCTACACTTAATATTTTAGTTAAATCATATTTATAATTATTTTTTTGTTCAGTATTATCATTTACTCTAAATTCATCAAAAAATATATCTTTTTTTAATAATTCATCTGGTGTTACAAATTCATCATTTATTAAAATACGCCCTTTTTCATGTATAAATTCTTCAGAATCACGATATTTTTTAGGTATTACTCTGTCTATAAAATCTTTTACTTCACGTGGTATAGAACTATCTGTTAAAATTTGTGGGAAAAATCCTCTTCTAATTAATGTATTAAAAAAATAATGAATATCATAATATCTATTTTGTTCTGGTGTAATATTTATTTTTTTTGTCCATTTCGATTCCACTTTAATATTATCTACTATACCAGGTATACATGCAAAATCAAAATCCCATAATTTAACATGATATCCAATATTTGGTACTTTATATTTAGAACCTACTATTAAATATTTATAATTTTCTTTTTTTAAACTTATTTTTTGAACTAATATATTATTTGCTTTCATATCATTGTGGCGAAATGCTGGATATTTAGATTGAATAATTGCCAAAATTGATAATATTTGAAATATAAATACCTTCCAATGAATTAATTTAAATGCTTTATAATTATTACGAAGAAAATCTAAAAAGTCACCTTTATTTGCCCATTCACTAATTAAAATTGACACAGTTGAACTAAAATCACCATTATTATATCTATCTATAAATTCTTTATATCTTTCATTTTTTTCATCTATTTTATCTAGTTTAATTAAATTTACAAAAGTATCTATATTTGTATTAAATGTTCCAAATGGTATTATAAGATGTGGTGTTTGTCGTTTAACTATAAAATAACTAAGTAATTTTAACATTAATAGTTCGGCATTTTCTGGACGTCGTACATCATTAATACTACCATAACGTTCTTTTTTTGGATATGCAACTACTTTGACGGCAAATTCAAAATTACCATCTTCTGAAATACCTTTAAATGTGTGACCAGTTGTACCACTTTTTATATATTTTAATTTACCTCCTATTTGTTGTATAATATTCTTAAAATCTAGAATTCTTTTTTTTAATACTACACGTGTATCATATGAATCTCCACTTTCATTGTCATTAAGTTGTTTACAAACTACAAAATTTTCAGTGTCAGTTGAATCAAAATTAACTAAGGGTTGTAAATCTTTACCATCTAAAAGATTTTTAACAAATTGTATTCTCATTGGAATGGAATCTTTATCTTGATTATCTTGATTTTCTTGATTTATATTAAGATGTACTTGATTATTATTTTTATTTTGATTATTTGATTTTTCAAAAATGTCACTCATAATAATATGTTATATTATATGTATTATATAATTTTATAAAATTTAACGTAGTTAAAATAATTTTTATATTATATATTTTATAATAATTATATTGAACCATATATACTAGTTCTTGTTATATTTAATTTATTGTCAATTATATCATAATTAATTGTTATTTCATTTTTGATATGTGATAAATTATTTGTCTCATAATAATCTATTAAATTATCATTCCATTTATATTCTCGTAAAAAAATTTTTATATCTTTATCTGATAAACCAAACCATTGTATTGCAATTGATTTTTCTGATTTTTTATAAAAACTTATATTTTCGACATAATTATATTTTTTATATTCTTCTATAATTTCATTCTTTAAATAATATAAATTAAAATAATTACAATAATAATCAATATTATCAATAAAATGTTTATATGTATCGACAATAAAAATATTTTTTTTCGTAATTATATCTTTATTCATATTATATGTAGTTCCATAAAAAGGAAATTGATTTATATCGTTATTATTTACGTGAATATCTATATTATCTAACACTCCAGATTCATGTGCTTCAAATGAAAAAATTGTTATATTTTTATCTTTTATAAATTCAGATAATACATATAAATTTATAGTATTTAATACATTCATATAATCACATTTGCATAAATAATTTATTGTGTCAATTATATTAAAATTTTCATGATAATATTGTGTTTTTCTATATTTATCGATATTATAAAAATAATATTCATACCATTTTTTTGACTTATCATTTTTAATACCATAAATTATAGTATTATTTATTTTTTTACTATACTTATCAAGATAATCAACTATTTTACACATACTTTTTTTTGTATTTCTAAAAGATTCATATAATATATTATTTGATGCAATTTTATCATCTAATATATCATTATTTAATTTGTATATATTATATTCCATATCTTCAAATTTATTATAAAACCATTTTGGTTTTATATCATATGGATATAAATATTTACTATCATTTGGTGGATATAAATATACTATTTTTTTTCCACTTAATACACATAAAATACCATTGTTATCATCATAATGTAATCCTGTATCCATTTTATTGGGTGAATACCAAAAATTATAATTTTTATTTAATTTATTATCTATAATAATTTGCGGATGTTCAATATTTTCACTTAAAAAATATCTAATATCTTTATTATTTGTAAAAGCATCTAAAGTTAATAAATATTCATTGTTTTTAGTTGAATTTATTAAATCATCCATATTGATATTTATAATATCATCTTTATTTCCATTAAGAGTTTCAAAATTAAATAAATAATTTTTTATTTTGTTATTTTTAATATTACATGGTTTTATAAAATTTTCTATTATTTGTATTTCTGTAAATAATTCATGATTATGATCATACCAATAGTTTATTCCAAATGTATTTTCATATGAAAAAACCCAATGCCACCATTTTTTTGGTATTATTAGTGCATCACCTTCATTTAATATGTATTTTTGTGGATTACTTAATAAATATTTAGGATAAAAATATATATTATTTTTTGTTATTTTTGAAAAGTGTGCATAATTATTATTATCATATAAGTGTCTTTCATCATTATTAAATTTAAGTGTATAATTATAATAAAAACTTATTAAAAATATTAATATTATTAATATTAATAATAATATTATTTTAGTTCTATTTAACATATATTATAAGTCAAAAAATAAAAATTGTTTTTTTAACTTATATTAAGATAATGGTTATATTAAATTAATATATTGATAGAAATGAATAATAAAAATAATAAGAGACCAATAAATCAAAGACATATTAAAAATACAAAACAAGTAATTGATATATTATTCAAAAAATTTATGGAGAATAACATTATTGAAAAAAGTGTTATTGAGTATATTTATTTGATACAACTAAAAGAATATATTAAATTAAATGAAAATGTTTATAAAATTGGAAAAACAAAATTATGTAATTTTAAGAGATTTACTTATTATCCAGCTGGAAGTGTTATATATCATCATACATATTGCAAAAATTCTGATATTTGTGAAAAATTACTTATAAAATTATTTAAGAGTAAATATAAACAAAGAACAGATATTGGAGTAGAATATTTTGAAGGCAATTTAGATGATATGATTAAGGATATACATAATGTTGTAAATACTTATAATATGAATTATAATGATGATAAAGAAATTGATGAAAAAGCTGATGAAAAAGCTGATGAGAAAGCATATAAGAAAGCTGATGAGAAAGCATATAAGAAAGCTGATGAGAAAGCATATAAGAAAGCTGATGAGAATGCTGATGAGAAAGCTGATGAGAAAGCTGATGAGAAAGCTGATGAAAAAGCTGATGAGAAAGCTGATGAGAAAGCTGATGAGAAAGCTGATGATAAAGCTGATGAAAAAGCCGATGAGAAAGATTATGTTTTATTAGATATAAAAAATATAGATAATTCAATATTAGAAAAATATATTACTATAATGAATAATAATATTATTGAAAAAAAGAAAAATATCAGAAAAGTTAATACAAATTTTAATGTTGAACTTAATCAAAATTTAATATTATTGAATGATGAATATGTAAATAAAAATGTAGTTAATAAAAATGTAGTTAATAAAAATGTAGTTAATAAAAATGTAGTTAATAAAAATGTAGTTAATAAAAATGTAGTTAATAAAAATGTAGTTAATAAAAATGTAGTTAATAAAAATGTAGTTAATAATAAAAAAGAGACAAAAACATTTATAAAAATAGATGCATCTGATAAAATAAATCAAAAACCATTTAATATAATTACAAATAAAATTGATGATTTTAATGAATTTGTAGAAAACTTTGGTACAAATAATCAAGAAAGTATGTTAGATATTAAAAAAATGTGTACAATAATAATATCATTATATAACTATTATATGGAATATCATACAATATCACCATCATTAAAAAATTTAAGTTATATAGAATTTATAGATTTATTAGAACTCGATTATAACTGTCTTAAAGATGATTATACTTTACAAGAGAAATTAATACACATTCATAAAACAAATAACTTTGTTAAAAATATATCTGATTTGATATTAAAATTACTTTGTAAAAATTCTAATGATTTATCAATACGAGAGAAAAAATGTTATAATAATAATTATGTAATACAAATATCATCTAGTTGGGATTATGATATGGCTGTTAAAAAATTTAGGGTACATGTTATTAAACCAATATTGGATTATATATATGCACTAATATACGAATACCATGAAAATAAACTAAAAAAACCAATACCAGATAATCTTATGCAAAAATATATGACGGAACATTTAAAATCAATTGGTTCTATATTAAATCTAGAATTTGAACTGATCAATGATATACTTAGTAAAAAAATTTTACATGAATTATCGCCATATTTTTGTTATACACATATTGTATTATATGAAATTGATGAATCTAAATATAAAGAATTTGAGGAACTTATAAATTTACAAAAAAAATTTGAATCTGTCATTTTATCGTTAAAATAATCATAGTAAATCATTAAATTGTATTAATTTTTAAGATTATAACAAAAATATATAAATAAATATTATTATAAATAATATTATGGATACACATATTGAAAATATAGAATGTGAAAAGTGTGGAAAAATATTTGAATATAAGTATTTATTAAATAGACATTTATTAAATAAAATAATTTGCAATACTTCTAGTAAAATTAATAAAATTTATAATGAAAAAATAAATAATATTGATGATAAAATAAAAAAAATAGATATTGAAACATTAGATTCACAAACTAAATGTGGATATTGTAATAGTATTTTTATGAATATAAATAATTTAAAAAAGCATATGCAATTATGTATACATAGACAAACATTATATAATAATAAAAGTAATTTGTTAAATGAACGTAATAGTAAACTAAAAAATGCATCAGATTATACTTCTAATAATAATACTTCTAATAATAATACTTTTAATAATAATACTTCTAATAATAATACTTCTAATAATAATACTTCTAATAATAATACTTCTAATAATAATACTTCTAATAATACATTACTTACTAAAGATGATATTAATTTTATAATAGATAATCAGTTAATTATAAAAAAAATATTAGATAATAAATTATTTTTTGAACAATTATTTACTAGTAATTTAACACATAATAAATTAAATATTGATGATAAAAATAAAAAAGATGATATTATAATAAATAATAATATAATAAATAATAATTTAAAATTAAATACATTTGGTAATGAAGATTTATCTCATATTAGTGATGCAACTTATAAAGATTATTTAATTAATTCATTTTATGGTTTATTACAATATATTAAAGATGTTCATTTTTCAAAAGATATGTTAACAAATCATAATATTAGTATTACTGATTTAAATTCAGTTAAAATAAATATATATAATAAAGATAATTGGATAGAAAAAGATAAATATAGTTTTTTGAATAAATTAATATCTAATAAAATAACATTACTTGATAAAAAATGTGATGAGTTAGAAAATAAAAAAATACTTACTAAACATTATATAGATATATATAATACATTTGTAAATAATTATTATAAAAGTTCTGATGATATTAAGAAGATATATCATGATAAAATAGCATTGTTAATATTTAATAATACATAATAATATGTTAGTATCAAAATAATTATCACATTCTATAGAAAATGTGATGATTAAATATGGCTAGTTATGATTATATTAACGTGTATAAAAGTGATATATGTACACTAATAAAACATAAACTATATATATATATTTAATGACAATTATATATAAAAAACAATACAAAGTATATATGTATCATAAATAATACGACAACAACAGTAAAATATTGTGATAAACTATAAAAACAATCAAAAGAATACATGTATACAATAAATATCTATAACAAAAACGTCAAAATAACAATATAAAGTACATATATATACAATAATAATGTATACAATTATATGTGTGTAGACGATAAAAAATTTTTATTTTTTTATGAAATCTAAATTTTTATAAATCTAATTTTTGATTTTTTTTTGTCGACAATTTGTATATATTTTTTAATTTATAAAAATATTAGTTACATTATATAATCACTTTTCACAATATACAAAATGTATAAAAAACAATATTTTGTACACAATGCTAGTTTTTGTCGACAAAATGTAGAATCTATAAATATATACATTGTAAATATATACACTTTTTATTTTTAAATATATTAGTAAAAGTATACATATATAATATTTGTTGATTTTGTATAAATTTGTCGAAATTTTAATTATTTATAATTATATTTTTCTTTAATATCTTTTATTATTCTTTTATAATTACTATCTTTTTTTTGATATTTATTATCATTATCTTCACTATTATTATCATTATCTTCACTATTATTATCATTATCTTCACTATTATTATCATTATCTTCACTATTATTATCATTATCTTCACTATTATCACTAATATCCGAATGATGTATTATTTCTTTCAAATCTTCTTGTAATTTTTCTAATTGATTAAATTTTTCTAAATCTTCTATTTCTTTTTTGAGATATCTAAGATATGGAGATAATTCATTTAGTATTGCTTTTATTAAACTATCATCATATAATTCATCTTCAAATGCTAATGTGTTATCATATGTATTTGCATGTATTTCATGTTCAATTAATGTATATTTACTTATATCACACTTTTCAATATGATTACGTCTATAAGAAATAATTAATTTACGTATATGATTTAATAATGGTTTTATTACATACTCTGCAAATTTAATACCAGCTTTATCTTCATTCCAAACTGCTGAAGTTTTAATTACATAATTATTTCTAGTACAATCTGTATTATATATTGGTTGTTTTTCATGATCATTATGATTTACTAATTTTAATATCAATTGTGATATATTTTTAACAAACGTTGAATTTTTATATTGTTTTACAAGTTCTCTTTCAAGACAATATTTATTTTTTTCAGTATATTTACAATTAAAATCTAATCTTAATTTATCCATAAAATCTTGTTCTGAAATTTTCTTTAATGGAGGTGTAGAAGAATGATTTTCCATTAAATATTTAATTAGCGATGATGCTTTTGTAATAGCTTTTGCTACCATTCTATTAGATTCATTAATTTTATCTTTAACATTTATTATTTCATTTGTTATTATTTTATTTGAATTTGTAATAGCATCAATTTTATCATTTGTGATATCTAGTTTAGATGATACTAAATCTATTTTTTTATTATTGGAAATTTTTTTTTTTTTTATTTTATCATCAGTTTTTATAATATTATCATTTTTTATAATATTATCATTATTTACTTTTTTTTGTGATTTTTTATGGACATTATATAGATGATATTTATATTTTTTTAAATCTTGAAAATATTTACTACATAATGTACAATATTTATTTTCTTCTTCTTTATTTGTATGACTTTTTGTTTTTAAATGTTTCGAAAAATTATATTTATCTTTTGTTGTATAATTACATAAAATACATGTATTTTCCATATAATATACTATTTATATATATTTAAAATATTTTTTTTATTATACAATAATTAATAATAAAAAAACAATACATATAATAAATATATGTAGGGAAAAAAATATATTTATAAAAATATCACAATAAAAAGTATAATTATATCACATTTTATTATAGGAAAATTATATGAAATAATAATAAAATTTGTAAATATAACATTATCTTATATATTTATATTAAAATTAATAAGAATATGAATGAAGAATATATATATATATATATATATATATAATTTTTAGATGTTCACAAGCAATAGTTTCTTATGATTATGATACTGCTTATACAAAATAGTAAAAACATAAGAAGAGGCTAAATATTTTAAACAAATAAAAGATAAATATTATTTTTATAAATATATTAAATTAAATATAAATGAAGAATATGATATAAATCTAGAATTTAATTCACTTATATCAAATAGTGAATAATTCAATATCTAACATAGGTAATTTAGGTTCACACATCCAATACATTTCTTTATCATATTCTATTTCTACATGTGTAGGTAACATAAATCTTGAAATATTTGATGATAAATTTCTATTATATTTTTTTTGTATAGTTTTATTAAATATTTTATTATATTTGGGTGGAATAATACAGATTAATTGTGATTCAATAGGTAACGCAATTTCATATTTAATGTCAAAATTCCAATATTTATCATCAGAATTTAATTTAGTTATATTAGTTAATTTAGTTATATTAGTTAATTTAGTTATATTAGTTAATTTAGTTATATATTTAAATATATCCGAAGCAAATGGAGCATGATTAAATTGATAATAAAATCTCCAACTAGGCATATTTACATCAAAATAATATTGTAATATCCAGTGTATCATATCAATATAATTATGACATATTTTATCAATCATTTTATCTTGATTAATACGTGAATTAAAATTATGTTCATAATATCTAAATTTATATAAATCTTTTGTATCTTGGCCTAATTTAATATTATCAGTATGTTTAATATTTATTAAATTATCACGATTAAATATTTCACGTTCATAATTGTCAGTTCCAGTAAATTTTTTATATCTAAATTTTTTTTGATATTGTGGTAATGTTTCTGTAAAATATTCGTGTTCTAAATCTTGGATATAATCTAGAATTAATTTAAAATTATTTAAATTTAATTTATTATTTTTATCATCATACAAATAAGATTTTGTATAGCAAAACATTCTACAATATGCTTCTGTTAAATATTCTATACCATAATTACGTATATTAATAGATGGCAATCCCGGTATAAAATCATTACCCAATAAGAAACATAAAATAATAAAATCTTTTGAAAAATCAAATATATTATTTTTATCATCAAAATCAATATCAAGTATATCGGCATTATCTTGTAATTTATTTATTATATATTCATTATATGTTGTTATTACATTATTAATAGATAGATAACATAATTTTTCATTAACTTCTTCTGTTAGAGGTGCATTAATATTTTTAACATGATTAAATTCACGTAATAAAAACATTTCATTAATATTATTATTTGCACCGATTGATAAAAATATTAAGTCAGCATCTAATCCATATATTACATGACGTCTATTTTTATCATTTTGTGTTTTAATATATCTTATAATTTTATGTTCTCCTTCTCCACATTCTTTATAAGATGAATAAATAATTTTAATATTTTGAAAAGTAGATATATATTTTGTTAATGCATTATCAAGTTTAATCATAAAATTAGTACCAGGTGTAATAACAATATTTGACCAAATATCATTATGATTTTTTTTATATTTTTTATTTAATTCTATTATAAAATTATTATCAATTACACTTTTGTAACGTCGTTTACGTTGTTGATTAATTTTTGCAACTGGTGCAACACCATCTACTGCAATATATATTAAATCAGTTGGTTTAACAAAATCAATAATATAATTTATATATTTAATTATACGTTCAATCATTAGATTTTCTAATTTATCAACATCTGTAATATTTGAATATAATTTTAATATATCAAAACATTTAGGATGAAATAAACAATTCGCATCAAAATATAAATTATTTATATTATCAAGTTTATGTAAAATGATATTATTATGTACATTATGTTTCAAAAGCCATGCAAAAAATCCCGGTACTCCCATATAATTATAAAACGTGTGTTAAATTTAATATAAATTTAGATTTAATTTAATAAAAATTCAATATTTTTTTTATTATATAAAAATATAATATATAGATGAGCAGTTTTAACAGAGAATTATTTTCACTTACATCAGCAATGCCAGAACTTGCTGGTGGCGCATTGGGTAAAAAATCAAGCAAAAAACACGGTTCTAAAAAAGGATCTAAAAAACATAGTTCTAAAAAATCCATGAAACGCGTTGAAAAAATGGAAGGTGGCAAAAAACACGGTTCTAAAAAAGGATCCAAAAAACATTCTAAAAAATCTTCTCGCAAACAATCACGTGGTATGCCCCAATTTATGGTCGATCTTTTAGCAATTAAAAGAGAAGTTAAAACAAAACACACAGATATAAAAGACGGTGCACCTTTATCAAAAGTTGCAAGTGTTGCATTAAAAGAAAAGGGTAGTGTAGCAGAAGCAGTTAAATATCTTAATAATATGAGTAGTGCGGAACTCAAATCTAAATTAGATAAAGTTGCACAAGAAATCGCAGAAAAACGTGCATCTAAAAAAGCAGCACGTATGTCTGCACAATAAATAAAAAAAAATAATATAATAATTATTTTTAATTAAATAAGTTTTTATATTTATCATCGGCTAAAAATATTTCCCATTCTTTTCGTATATTTTCATTATTCATAATTCCTTTATATTTTTTATAATTATATATTTGATGATTTAACCATTTTGCTAATTTTTTTATTTCAATATTTTTATCATACTCTCGTGGTCTTTTTTTATATTTATCTATATATTTTTTTGTTTCATCTAATTTTAATTTCCAATCTTCATCATTTGATATAAAATGTTTTTTATATTTTTCATCAGATATAAAATTTTCCCATTTTTTCCTTTAAATTTATTTTTTTCATTATAAAAATTTTTAATAGAATCAAATAAATATTTATAAAATTTTAATGGAATATTATTATCTTTTCTATAAAAAGTTGTTCTATCTATAACTTTTTTATTGTTAAAATTAATTTCTGAAACTATATTCTGTTTTGTTTTATTAATCTGTGAATATTTAAATCGATATAATAATATGTCTTCTATTGATATTTTTCT